CGTGAATCCGCAGTTGTTCGATACACGCCTCACAGATTGCCTGATTGGTTTCTTGTTTGACAATCTCGTCCGTCAGTTCCAGTTCTGTCATATCAATCAGTGCATCCGGATCTCTGGCGAACACACCGCTGCCGGATGCTCTGTCCATGCTGCGTTTTCCGCCCTGTGCGCCTTTGCTATGGTGGTGGCAGTAGATGACCGCACAGCCCAGCTGTGTGCAGACCTTGTCAAACTGGTTGCAGAAATGCGCCATTTGATCGGCACTGTTTTCATCACCGGTAATAACCTTGTAAATGGGGTCGATAATAACAGCAATGTACTGTTTCTTCTTTGCTCTTCGGATCAGCTTTGGCGCAAGCTTGTCCATTGGTTCTGTGACACCACGCAGGTTCCAGATATCAATGCAGCCAAGATTGGTAGGCGGTATCTGCATAGCGTTGTATACATCTCGAAACCGGTGTAGGCAGGACGCTCTGTCCAGTTCCAGATTGACATACAACACACGACCTTTCGCACACTGCCAACCAAGCCATTTCCGCCCTTCGGCAATGGCAATGGACATTTCAATCAACGCATAAGACTTTCCTGCTTTCGACGGTCCGGCAATCAGCATCTTGTGCCCTTGCCGCAGTACATTTTCGATCAGCGGAGGTGACAGCTCTGGCATATGCTCCCAAGCTTCTGCCATGCTTTCAAATTCTGGCAGATCATCTGTAACGCTGTCAATGTAATCCTTCCATTCTGACCAAGAACCAAGCCCGATATTTGTCGCCACGAGAAACTGCTTTTTGTCTCCACGGACAACGCCGGGCATTCTGGATAGTCGGGATGGGTTTCGATTCTGCCGGTCAACTTTCAAGCCGTTTTTGTCACACACATCATAGAGAAAATCAACCCGTTTCCGGTATTCCTCATAGTTTGGTGCATCAATGCGGACAATGGCATGTAAGGATTTTTTCCCAGAGTAGACAAGACACGCAATTGGCAGCTGCATTTCGTGCATGATGCCATTCTGCCGCTCTACGTCTAACACATCGGATTCCACAAGCGCATACCGATACTCGGTGACATTTTCATTTTTGCCGCCCTTTCCGTCCAGCGGATTGAATCGAATCCACGCCCCACATTCTGAGTTGTAATCGCCAAGCACTGCACCAATATCACCCTCACAGATTGCCAATTCTTCCAGCAGTTTCCCAGCAGTCCGGTCACAGTGCCCGGCAGTAGGCAAATATTTCCCGTCGTTGTTCTGCCATGTTTCCGTGACATATCCCACATAGTCATCTGTTTCAAATAATGTTTCGATGTATCTGGATAACTCCTGTGCGGGGTTCCACGTTGTGGGATCCAGAACCGGAATGTCCTGTGCCTCCTGCTGACTAGTGACAACATAATCTTCTCCGATGTAATCGTCCCAGTCCAGCACATGATATTCTTTTGGAATGCTTCTCTGATGTGGCTGATAGCCGTTTTCCAACGCCATCTTGACAACTGTGCCGGCTGTCACCGGATGCTCACTTCCAGCAAAGGTGCGCCATTTTTTTTCGCATTCTCCGGCATGATACCGAGGTGCATCACGCTGAGACCAACTGTCCCAGATGGACACATCATAGCCAGAATCTTTGAGTGCCATGCCAATGCCACACCACTCCTGATAGGTCAGGCTGCTGGGGTCGATGTAGTCCAGCAATTCGTCCAGATTGTCGTTTCTGTATTCGCTCAAAAAATCACTCTTTCTGCTTTTTTATTTTGCTTCTGGTTGATAGGTGGCAGGATCAATACCTGCTGGCACCCGTTTCCACCCAAGGTAGGCAATCCGCTGAATCATATTCTTTGCTGCATCGAATGACCACGCCCCCACATGTTGGAAACCGTACTGTTCAAGCCGCCGGATTTGTTTTGGCGTGGCAAGCCCTGCAAGCTGGCGCTGTGCAATGTTTCTAAGTATGCGTTCTGCCTTCCCAGCTGTTTCTACAGCTTCGGGATTGATGCCGAATTTTTCAAGGGCTCTTTTCTGTCTTTCTGCAGGTGGTTTTGCTTCCCAGCCGAATGCTGGCACATATCCAGATAAATCTTGCGACTGAATAGACATTTCATATTGCAACGGGTCTACCAGTCTGGACTTGCGTTTCTTCATGGCTTCCAGCTTTTCTGCGAGCTTGGCTTCACGGTCTACTACAACATCCTCAGAAGCCTGATTCTGTGCTTCCTCGATATCAATCGAAATTCCAGACTGTTGTTCCATCTGCTCTGTCATTTTCTGCTGTACTGCTTCATCTTCACAGACCAGACACGCTGGGCGGCACAGTTCATGCTTTTCGGTGTTCCACAGAAAATCCAGCAACAGAAGATGATCCTTTCCCGGTGCAAGACGTGTGCCTCTGCCAACCATCTGGCAGTACAGGGCACGGACCTTTGTGGAACGCAACACGACAACACAATTTACATCCGGGCAATCCCATCCCTCTGTCAGTAACATGCTGTTGCACAAAACGTTGTATCGGTTCTCGCTAAAGTCTTTCAGAATTTGTTCACGGTCAGTAGATTCTCCATTGACCTCTGCCGCCCGAAATCCATGCCGGTTCAGGATATCCCGAAACTTCTGAGAAGTCTTGACCAGAGGCAGAAACACCACAGTCTTTCTATTTGCACAGTGCTTTGCCATTTCTGCGGCGATTTGCTCTAAGTATGGATCCAGTGCTGTGGCGATATCGCCGGGCTTGTAATCACCAGCAGAAGTGCCGACTCCTGTAAAATCAATTTTAATGGGAACTGTTAATGCCCGAATCGGTGTCAGATATCCCTCTTTGATCGCCTGTGGCAGTGTGTATTCATATGCTAGACTGTCGAATACTTGCCCCAGATTTTTCTGATCGCCTCTATCTGGCGTTGCAGTAACACCAAGCACATTTGCACTGTCGAAATAGTCCAGGATAATCCGGTAGCTGTCCGAAATTGCGTGGTGTGCTTCGTCAATGATAATGGTGGAAAAGTAGTCTTTCGAGAACTGTTGCAATCGTTTGATACGCATAAGCGTTTGTACGCTGCCTACGCACACACGATACCATGAACCTTTACAAGTCTGTTCCGCTTTTTCTATGGCGCATTTCAAGCCGCTGGTGCGTTTCAGCTTGTCCGCCGCCTGCTGCAACAGTTCTCCACGATGCGCCAGAATCAGTACTCTGCCGCCTTTGCGGACTGCGTCTTCGGTGATCTGTGCAAAGACGATGGTCTTGCCACATCCGGTAGGTAGTACTAACAGCGTTTTCTGCATGCCTTTATTCCATTCACCCCAGATGGCAGTCCGTGCTTCTTCCTGATAAGGTCGTAATTGCATGATATCACCGCCTTAAAAATTGCCCGGCTTCCAGGCACCTTGTGCGCCCGTTTGCGGCATTTGTGGCTGAGGTGCGTAGTTTGTATACCCTTGCTGCAGTGCGCTGTATGCCGTCTGTGGCTGCTGTTGTGGTTGATTTGCAGGAACATCCTGTACAGGTGCAGTAAGCTGAGGTTGGTCGTATGTTGGATACAGCTTATCAATCTGATTGGATTGCCCATCGCTGCCGTCATTTTTCTTGTAATTGCGGATTTTTATACGGCAAATGCCGCTTTTCCCGTAGACTTCGTTCCACTTCATCTGTGCCTTTTCGCCCTTTTGCTTCATGCCAATTGATGCAAAAAATTCAGACAGTTTCCACTCCATTTTCGAGTGCAGCAGAAAATTTTCCGTAATCTGCACACTATTTCCGTTTCCGTCAAAAACACGAAATGTCACAATTGCTTTCGGGCAAGGTGGAATCTTATCACCACCGTTATAGCGTGCCCGGTCAAATTTTTCTACCGTGAAACGATAATCGCCCTCTGGCAGCAAGACCCAGCTGCTTTCCTGTTCGATTTCGTCATCCCATCCAAGCTCATGTCCCTGTTCCATCATATTATAGTTTTCCATGTGACATCCTCCTTATTATTTACTGTTTCTGTTTGCTTCGATCATGCCAAACACTTGCGACCATGCTGCTACAAGGCAACCCTGTACAAAGTCCATTGGATATTGCTGAATTGGCATATCCGCTGGAAAATAGCCACGTTCACCAACAACATGCTGTATTTCCTGCGCTGTAACGTGGTTTGCTGCCATCAGCTGTGCCAGTTCCGGTGTTATGCCATCCAAAATGTGCTGGGTTTGCTGTTCGATCGGTGTTTCCTGTACAGCTGCAAATGGATCCGGTGTCTGCGCCATGATTTCTTCTGCTTCTTTAAAATCCTTTTCTGTGACTGCTTGAACCCCTGCGGACTTTGCTCGTTCTATTACCTGTGCAGCAGGTGCTATCTGCTGCTGTAGTGGATGAACGATACCAGCAATACTCTCATAAGTGAGAGGCAACTTGTCCGGCAGTCCAAAACGGTTTTTTGCATCCCACCAGGCTGTTTTTGTGGTGTACATGACACGGTTGCACGATGTTGCCTTATGCTTTTTTCCCTTTTCGTCTGTAGCAATGACATTGGTTTGAAATGCCAGAAACAGTGTCATGTCTGACCATTCTTTCAGCAGCGGTGCAATCTTGTTAGTAGTTTTGTTGCCAAGCTTCAGCTCCCAGTGATCAAATTCCGCATCAATTTCTGGAAGAGAAGCCTTTCGTGTGACGGCGTGGCACAACAGTGTCACATTTACACCAGCCTGTATCAGACGTTCGGTGCTGTCCAGAAATTGACCGATTGCTTCTGCTTCATATTCCCATCCTTTTCCGTAGCCGAAGCCTTCAATGCCGTTCACGTTATGCTTGTTGCACAGCTCCTGAATGGCAAGGCGTTCTGCCCAGTCGAAGGTGTCGATGCATACTGTCTGATAGCCTTTTTCGTTGTGAGACTGCAACACGAAATCCATTTCCTGTTTCAGCATCTCCCAGCTCGTTGGTTTCGGCAGCCGGCGCACATTCATTTTAGACGTGCTGCCCTCACAGTCGATAAATATGGCACCGGGGAAATTTGCCGCAAGAGAAGATTTCCCAACACCTTCCTGACCATAAATGACAGTCTTGATGCCGGCACCATGCTGGATGCCATTCACTTCTTCAAATACCATTTAAAACGCTCCTTTCGTCCATGCTTTCTGAATTGGCTGTGGCGGCAGCGGCAGCTCCACAGGCGTTTCTTGCCCTGCAACATAGCCATCCTCAATAATGATGCTGCATTCATCTCCAACAGAAACACGGGTTGCAATTGCCTGTAATCCTTCCTGCTCCAGCCATGCACCAAAGTTCGACAGCGTATCTGCATCCATCTGTTCCAGCTTATCCAGCAGTACAAAGCCACACTGTGGATTGAGTTTCCGGACAATTGCTGTCGCTACTCGCAGCTGATCTGAACCACTCATGCTGTCCCAGCCTTTCCCGTGATACAGCAGCTTACCAGATTCGACAGTCAACTCCTCCAACGGCAGATCTGCGGATAGAAGCAAGTCTTGTTTCTGCTGGCGCACAGCGGTGATCAGCTCTGTCAGTTTGGCATATTCTTCACTGTAGGACTTGGCTTCCTCTTCGGCATGTTCTTTATTGAGGTTATCCCGAATTTTCACGTTCAGGGTGTCGATTGCGGCAATATCACGTTCCAGTTCAGCGGTGGATTCATCCTGCAAATTCTGTGCCGCAGTCCGTGCAATCTGCAAGTCGTTTTCCAACTGCTTTTTGCGTTCGATGATGTCCATGTATTGCCGTTTTACCTGTTCGTACTGATCTTCCAGCTGAGATAGAATCCGCCGTTTCCGTTGATTTTCGCCGTTTTTTGCAAGGATTTCCTGCTGTCTGGCAATCAGTTCCGACGCAGACACTGGCACATCCGGTACATTTTCCCAACACTGCAATTCCTCAGCGTATTTCTTTTTCTGGTCGGCAATGCGACCAATGGCAGTGCGCTGGTTGTATAGCTGATTTTCTTCGGTTTCCAGCTTTGCCAGCTGATCACCTACACCGATGATTTGCAGCAGAATATCGCCTTTTTCCTTGTCAGAAGCATTCATAAATTTCGGCAAATCCAGTGCAAGAACGGAGATAAAAGAATTCAACAGCTGCTGACCAGATTTATTGCCATGTGGGTCGATGACTTTCAAATTACTGTTTTTCCCACGGCGTTCCACAATCAAGCCGTTGGACAATTCCAGATGCAGAATCGGATTTGTGTATGCACCCTCACGTGCAGCCAGCTTGTACTTATCGCCACCAAGTGCCCATGCAATGGCATCCAGAACAGATGTTTTCCCTTGGTTATTCTTGCCACCAATGATGGTCAATCCGTTTGGCGACGGTTCCAGCTTGACAGCTTTGATCCGCTTGACATTTTCCAGTTCAAGACTTGTGATTTTCACTGACATTGTGATTTTCCTCCTGTTGCTCTTGGTTTTGGTTGATCAACATCCCGATGCAGTCAGCACAGTGCAGATGCCCATCTAATCCAGGGTACAGTGGCACGCCACTGATTTTGCAGTTCACACATTTTTCTTCCATTTGTTCAGCTTTCCTTTCTACCTAAAAATATGGTTGTGTCATTATTTCAAACCTCGTTGCCGGTTACCACCAACACGGGGTTTTTTACTTGTCAGTAGCAGCCAAAGTCTGCCCAAATGATGCAGTACTAATATTAGGCTGCTGACAATTCCGATGGCGAACATCCTTTGCCCTCCTATTCTTGTCCGTACAAATTGGACACACATACCAACCTGTGAACTGCCATGATACATTCCAATCCAGTCCGCATTGCTCACAGGTGGCGTATTTATATCCGTCA